CACAACACTCACACACAGTCTTCCGGCTCCACGAAAATCCGTCGTGGAGCGAAAGGAGTTGTAGACAAACTGTCAGTAGACAACGACAACTGGTCATAGTAGCGTTCCAGCTCAACCTGCTCATCAGGTGTCACCCCCCAGGCATAGTAGAAACTAGCCCTAGATTCGGGGGTGGGGTCCCTGGCAACACGTTTGCCATGGAGCCCGGTCTGACGCATAAACCAAGGGAGGACATCATCGACAGCATCCAACGTGCGGTGCTGTTTCCTCCACTTGCTATACCATGTTTTACTGCCGCCACGCTGGTACATGGAATAGAAGCTGTTAAAAACAGGCATTCCTCCAGCCAAAGCGATCCCGCCCTTGCCCACCGCATCTAACCATGCAGGCATTGTAGGAAAGTAATCAGTGGATTTGAGATAGACACTATCTTTGGAAATGGCAGTGAAAGGGTTGCGGCACATCGTATACCGAACGCCATCAAACACAGGACGACACTGGCAAAACTCGATCTCCTCCAGAGAATAGGATGGAGGTTCGATAGCCATGTTAAATCCAAGTTCGAGGAACCATTGAAACAACCCTTCACTAAACCGAGCAAGGTCACGCTGCTCCATAAATACAACACAGTCATCACCATTATTGGCAAGCTGCAAGTTGACGTTCTTGTGTAGCGCGTAAGCCTTGATCATAGTGCACATAAGCACACAATTTCCCAACGATGTGTTCATATCCCCACTCATGCGAGTGCCCTGAATACTATACGCAAGCTCCCCATCGGGAGTGCGCCCCACACACCTGTTCACCTCTTGCATTTTGAGGATGTTGGCGAGCTTGCGCCTATGCTTCCCGTGAAAACACTCAAGATAAACTGAATGTTCAAACCGGAGAGCTTCCAGTGAAACATGTTGGTCGAAGCGCGAAGCGTCAAGGCCAACAGCCACTGGATTGTTAAACATCTCCCATTTTTCCTGGATAACTGCCGCGGTGCGGTCAGTGTCCATTCCTTTCATGACAGTGACGTGACCAAACATTTTGCCAAGGCTTTTGAATATCCTTTCCTCGATGGGTTTCAGGTATCTGCCTAAAGCAATGTTGAACTTGGGGTCACGAGGTGAGATAACGCGTGGTACGGGGTCCGGTTTCGTGGTGCGATCAGTCTTCTCAAACTTGACAAACACCGATACAGAGCTGTCCCTCTCTAAGTCAAGGCCATCCAACCTTATACTATCAAGAGCATTCTGATACAGTTGCCTCTTGCGGCTCGGGGTACCATCAACAAATTGCTGGTGGCTCACAGGAGCGGTCGAGGGAAGGAACTTTCTCAGAATGGTAGCGGCACTCTCCATGCGCTGGGCGAACAAGCCTGTTTCGGGCCTAGGAGGCGGTACGAATTTGACGGGAGATTTCTTGTCAAGATTTTTGACAAAAAACACACGTTCTTTGACCGCTCTCTCCAAGGTGTCAATGTCGTTGTTGAATGGGACAATGGAGATGTTCGGAGAAACATCATTGATGCGCATGCATCGCCTGTCTTTTGGTGATCCCAACAACCTAGTCACTCGCAGTTGGCCATTCGTGGGCGCCTGACTAGTAAGGCAGCCCTGGCCAGTGATGATTGTTGGGCACCCCTATGCTCCAGG